CAAGAGCACATATGGTAGCCCTCCTGGTTATGGGTAATAAATTGGGTTACTATTGCAATGATATTATGGCAATGGTTAGTTTAAGGAAAAATGGCAAGAGTGTATTGGTCAGATTAAGATATTCGGATAAACCAAAAGAAATATTTATGTGGCCCATTTTCTCTCCATTAGTATTGGGACAAGGAAAAGCACTCAAATTAACAGGATTTACATACCATTTATTGGATGTCATTCATGCATATGTAAAGAGCATTTGTATGATAATGGGATGGTGTGCAGTAGATGAATCTGAATCAGCAGTAGCAATTAAACCAAATCAGGAAAAAGATATATTTGAAATCAGGTGTGGTACCAAAACTATGTGGCCTCAAGGCACGTATTTAACTAGGGAGCAGCACATTAGTTACAATACAGAATTAGCAAAAATAATCCTTAGTCATGAAGCCAATGTTGGCATACTAATGAGAACCTATGGATCAAAGACATTCTTGGTCACTGGTAACAACATGGCAATGATTAACAAGATTGCTGAGACAGAGATTCCAAACGTTACCATAAATAGTACTCAAAGTACTTTCCATGACGATGAACAAAGCCAAACAGCAACTGTGCTATACCTATATAAGATTACAACTAATAGGGTGAACAAAAAGATAGGTTATATGGGTGTATACCCGGAGCTTATATTCTTAAACAACATGTCATACATCAATTTGATTTTGCCTAGAGTGAGAAATGATGTTTCTAACCATGTTATCATGTCTATGGAGAGATGTGAAAAAGATATGAAGGACAGAAATATTGATTTGGTAAATGGTGGCAAAATAATACCATATGAAGGCATCAAAGATTTAGATGTAATAATATTGGACACTTATACATTTGACCAACCCTTGCCAGAACATCTTAATGACAAAGAAATATGGATCATCAAATCCAATGACAATATCATATCAGGTGGTTATGGGCCTTATCATATTAGTAGAGACATACCTCTCAAATGTATACCAATGAGTACAGTAGCTGCCATAGATCTGTTACAGGTAAAACCAATTGATTTGAAATACTATGTAAGGAATAACCTTACATGGAATAATTGCAGAGTATCAGTTATGATGACTGATTTGGTAATGAATAAACAAGAATTTTTAGCAAATGGCTTGTTTCTAAAGAGAAAGGTCATAATAGACATAAACTTATTCAATAGATGTTACAGCAAGTTATTAAGCAGGAAAACTGATTTCTCAGAATTAATCAACTATATTCAAAGTTATGGTTTAACATATAGAGTTACTAAATATAGTCTGAGTCGATTAAGATCATATGATCCTGATGTCTGGATGAATACAGCTTACTTTGCCTACATTACGTTTATGGCTAGTTCTAATGATTTAACTACCAAACTAATAGATTATTTAGACAAAGTACTATCCACAGACAATAAAGTAATGTCCTTGCCAGTAGTTGGAGATGGTATCAGATATATTTACAGCTTGTTGCGACCAATGATAACATCAGTTGGTAACGACATAGTAAGCTTTATCTCTGATGTACTGGAAGATTTAACTGGTTTAAAAATTGGAGGTTTTGCTTCGTTTGGTAAGCTATTAAATGCCAGAACAAATTTAGCTATTGTAGATAGTTTAAGGAAGAGAGTACAATGGGAGTTTGTAGATAGTACCGGGAAAACAAGACTACTCAAGAGAACAGCAGATGATGTGAAATCAGTTGGCAATTCAAATTTTCTTTTCCCTTTTGCAGAAGCCTGGGATCAATTTATCTTAACCATACAGCTCAAATTAGGAGATTTAAAAGAGTTCCTTATAAAGCGTAGGGATTATGACTATTTTAGGCATATTTATGAAGAATGGGATCATGATATCAAAGAAAAATTGAAACATATGACCAAGAAGAACGCTCTCAAAGTTATCTATAAGACGATAAATAAAATCAAGAAAATGTTAAGATTAGTGTACAATAAAAGTAATCAATGGTTAATAGCTTCAGTGAATGTAGCAGCAGGTTTAATATTGAAATTCCTAGGGATGATAGACAAATATGTTAATAGTCAAGAATTCATGAACATTTTAATATTTTTCTTTAGTAATAAAAAGAAAGCAACAATGTATTTTACCTACATTAAGAATAAAATTGTAAATTACGACTATCAAAAAGAACTTACTGAAATTGGCACGAAATTAACCAGATATTTCATAGTTGGAACTGGAATGGTATATACATTGTATTATGACCTAGACAAAATGCCATATTATTTGCAAAGCATATGGAAAGAACAAACAAAACCAATAATTTTCTACATGATAGATAATGCAAAAGAATTCTTAGAGAAGAAGAAAAATACTATCAGTGATTTGATCACAGACGCTGAAACTAAATTGAGTACTATGGCTTATGAATTCTTAAACTTAACAGAAGATGACGTCAATACCCTGGGCGCTGTTTCGATTATTCATTACATACGACATTACATTCTAGTAGAAGTAATGGGAAAAGAATTTGCAGAAGCATATGCTCAAGGATTATTTGAGGAGAATGTACAGATATACAGATATTGTATGTATAAAGCGTCTTTACCACTTAGAAATAGATACGCCATGTCAAAAAATTCTGAGGATATATACAACGAAAGTGTGCAAAAACCCACATTTTGGGATAAGTTTGACATGAAATTAGCTGAAATAGAAAGATGGTTTAAACAAATAGTTAACAAAAGCAAATCAAGATTGCATGAATTGGCAAGTACATTGAATGACTGGGCTCTTGAACTTATGTTAAAATTGGAAATTGTACCAGACAATATTATCATTGACACTATGATCAATAATAATGAACTGGATGCAATAGCAATTAACAAACTTATAGTGATTACTTTATTTGATATAATAAATATAAACAATAGAGACCAATTACTAAGTAATTATTTGACTATAGAAAAATGGGATGTTTTTAATCAGGATGTGGCGTCTACTTTGCTTGTACTATCAGAAAAACTACTGGTTATGAAATTAACAATTGCTGATCTAAAAGATCTAGTGTTTGAGAAATTGAATGGAACTCTTGATTTCTACTTACAATGGAGAGAGTACAGCTTAAACTACTTCGATGAGATGTTGAAAAATAATATAGTTCTTAGGCATATAAACTCTTTCGGTGAGACATCAGTAAACTATTTCAAATCAGAGAATAATCTATTGTCTAGGAGTATCATTAGTGTTTCCATTTTGCTGAACAAAGTAGAAGGAGAATTCAAGAAAATTTTGTATAGTAAAGTATTATCAGATTTAAAAATTGCTGCAGAAGAAATTGTATCAAACATAGATATAGAAGAAACATATCAAGAAATCAAGACCAAGTTATTGGTAAGTAATGAATTGACATATACTATTGAAATGTTAAAGTCTCTACGAGATAGTGTAGTTACCACAAAGAATGACATAGTGGCTTGGTTTTGTGAAAATATTATATTGAGCGATGATACCAAGAGAAGAATCCTTATTGGTTCAAATGACCCAATAGTAGTATCAAGTATAAGCAATGCAACACATACAGCAGTATTAAATATCATAGAGAGAAACATAGAGACGACTATATACTTGAAAAGCTTATTGATAAAGAGAAGAGTAGAAATAGAAATGGGCTCAATACTTAAAGTTATGTATGACGAAATGTTGTCCATAATAGAGAGCATTAAGTCTAAAATATTAGGGTCTGACTTAACAGAGGAAGCAAAGAAAATGTTTGAGAGAGCATTACTAAAAGTAACTGCATTTATTCACAAAATTGTAAGGAAAAAGAAAGTAGATATAGAACAGGAAAAAATTGACAAGATCAAAATAGAATTAATTATAGGTAATAGTGATTTCTTAGCTGATGCATTTGAAAATTTTATTCCACTCAAACTTAAGGAATTGTGGAAGTACATACAGTCTATATGCTTATCAGCAATAAGATGGTTGTGGGATCTAGGTGTAGACAAATCAGCAGTTTCTGAACTTGAAGAGTACCCTAATATTATAGGAGAAATACCTGTTAGAGTAAGGGATGAAATAATAAATGAGACAATTGTGAAGACAGGAGATAACGATGTGTCGAAGTTTTTCAAAGAATTGTTAGAAGACGTTGACACCGGTGTAACGAATCTTCTTGGCAAGCTAGAAGGACTTGTTCAACATAAGGTAGTTTTTGAGGAGATAGAGAGTTCGAGTGAAACTAGTCTAACTGAACAACCTTCAACTGTAAATGTAATAATAGGTATACATGATGAAATGGCAGTATACCAAGCTATAGATTACTTTGGCAATAGACCAGAAAACATAGCCATATGTACTAAATACATCAGCATACCAGAGAATTATAAAGGCAGGGTATACTTTATTGATACTACAAATGCCAATTGGAGGGAAAATAATTATTTAGAATCTATTTCCCTACTCTTAAAGGATACAAGAGAGAACCACGTTATACAAAATACATGTTGCACTTTGCTGGATTCCCAAATACTATTCATAATGGCTATAGACATAAACATTTGCTTCAAAATACATAAAGTAACTTACCTATATAATAATATTATTAATCACATCATTGATAATAATTATACAGAATGGTTGAGAGACAAATTGGTGTATATATCTATAGGTGAGCACAGGACAATTATTCAAGGCACATTATTCAACAGAATAACAAATTATTACTGCATTAAAAACAATATAGAATTTGAGATGTATGAGGAATCTTTAACTTATGACATGGAAAAGATTTTCAAGAAAAATTTTAGAACACAAGAACTTCTTGTAGATAGGTATTATACGAAACAAGTATTTGTAGGTGACATGGTGGATATCTATGATCCTCAAACAGATTTCGGATGTGTCATTAAGGTATTAGAATATATCAAATCTAAAGAACCAATGTATACTAATGAAATAGACAGAATTATAGAAACATTGGACAGAGAGTTGTCAGCACCAATAGAGATGCTGACATTATTGGCTTTAACCGATATAAGTTTAATTATAGTTAAATCGGATGGCTATGGTACATGGTTTAAGAATGATCTCGATGGTAATACATATATTATAAAAGTCAGTGAGACTCATCTAACAAATATTGGCCATGTAAGTATAGTACAAGGTTCTGTGATTGCAAGTGAAAAACCACCAAAATATTTAGTGATTGACTACCAAGAACCAGAACCAATAAATCTAATGATGGAAATGACTATCAATGGTCACAAAGAAATGAGATTCCATATGGAAAAGTTATACCAGAGGATTGGGAGAAAAGATAGGAAGGTAGTGAAGTATGTAATTAAGGATACTTACCATTATGGTCATCGAAGTGTGGGTACTATAGATTATAATGTTAATTTAGGCCCATTATATTGTTTCGCTTTTACAAATATAGGGTTACGACCGGCAGTGATCATGAATGTCAATGGCCAAAGTTACATATTAGTTGAAGGAATAGTTGAATTATTCCCAGGTGCTATAATAGCACACAGAGTGTTAGTAGACTCAAGGAGAAAAGAAAATGTGGGTTTACAACTACAAGCATTGAATAAACAAACAGCAAGAGCATATGCAGATAAGTATGGAAAAAATATTACTGTGTGTGATAGTAAAAACTGTAATATTATAATTTATGAATACGACAATAGAAAGCATCACTTATCAAGTGAGTACACTATGGTCAAAAATGCAAGAAGCATAAGGTTATTGGATGATAACAATACCATAGTTGAAACATTTGATTTCGATCTCACTTATGATAAGGCTATCAATAGATTGATTGTCAAGAGAGGTTCCTTGGTTTATTGCACAGAATACAATTCAGATATCAATAGCTACTATGACAGCATATTATTTAACTGTGAATGTGAATCAAGATACATATACAGTGAATCACCAATCCCAATTGAACTATTTACTGTATACAAGGTTAAAGAAAGAACACTCTTCTCAATACCACTAGATCAAACAAGTATCAGAAAATTAACAGAACTCAAAAGTATGGGCATAATAGATGGAGAGTGGCAAGAATGTGATGCAAGAAAATTGAGGAAAACTAATATTGAATTATTTAACGATATGTTGGTGATTGATAATAAGTTTGTATACATAAAAGGTTACAAAAAGATGTACATGAAAATTATTGTTGGGAAAGGGCCATTAGTAGTGACTGACATATCACAGACCTTACCAATTAAACCAATGTGGATGCAACTCAAGGAAATAGAGAAATCCAAAACCCCAGGTAGCAATATAACTGCAGAACAAAAAGAAAAACTGCGGGAAATCTTTGACCCCAGTATATTAATTAAAATAGCAAGCCAACAACAGCCATGGTTCAATAAATTACCTGGTTTCCAAAATGAACCGATTTTTGATTTTAAGAATGATATTTTAATAATGAGACAAGAACAATTTGACAACTATACTGAAACTGATGTGTCACACCCGATGCATGATTTCTTTGACATGGAGTACTTGCTAAGACAAGACCTATCCATGGACCATTATTTTAGCCTGCCTGTTGAAGGGGAATATAGATGGAAAGACACTGAAATACCAATACCGATAAAGCAAGTTATAAATCTTGAAAATAATTACCCAAGAAGAAATAGACCATCAATAACTAAATCAACAACAGCTGAATTGAGGGCAATATCAACAAGGGCTTATGGAGTCATGCATTTTAGAAAACCAGAGAGATACAATTTACTGAACAATACAATGAGATTAATATCTGCATGGTTTGACCCTACGAAAACCGGAGTGCTGTCATACAACTGGGGCAAAGATGCTATAACATTTGACATAGAAGAGACTATTAAATGGATCGAAGACAGCCTAAGACCAGGATCTAGTGTGATAGACTTGATACAAGCTTTGTATAGTGGTTTCACCAAGAAAGGGATGACAGATGTAAATATACACTTGAAGGTGGAAAGTATTCTTAAGAAAGATGAGATAATTCAAAGAGAAGAGGAACTGAACGCTAGAATTATTGTATGGCAAGCTAAGTACATAGCTGCTCTTTTCTCCTTTGTATTTAAACAAGTTAAAATCACATTGAAATTTTTACTAAGAAAAGAGGTACTATATACAGATGGGATGAGTTACAATGAAATAGCTATGTGGCTCAAAAATGTTAGGAAAGCATCTTACCACATTACAAGTGACCTTAAGAAACAAGATAGGCAAACGGATAAAGAAATATTAGAGGTTGAGATGAATTTATTTCTTTTAATGGGCATATCACCAGAAGTAATAATAATTTGGTCAATGATGCATGAAGATTGGAGATGGGTAGCTAGACAATCTACAGGTTATCGACATGTGATGAGACATACAGGAGCACCAACTACTGCTATTGGTAATGCAATAACTGACTTACAAGTCAACACTTTGGTAGTAGAAGAATTAATGGGTGATATAAACTGGGCAGTATTTTTAGGTGACGACAATGACATAGGTGCTGATAGACCAATAGATGTAAAGAAAATGGTTTTAATGATAAAAGGTAATTACAACATGGAGAGCACTATGACAATCAGCAATGGAATAAGTGAATTCTGTGGTTTACTCATAAGCAATGAGGAAAACGGGGAGTACTTATGCCCAGATATAATGAGAGTGTCGAAAAAGCTGGATCTCTTTAACATGGAACATGATGAAGTGGACGATATTAGAGACCAAAGATTATCAGCATACAAATTAATTCTTGGTCTTAATAATAGTTTTGTGGACAGGAGTTGGCATGACATGGAAAGAACAATATTGGTAAATAGTGATTACTATGAAATACCAGAAGGTGAAGTCAGAGAAACTTTGAGAACAATTGAGGAAATAATGAGGAGAGATTCTAACTGGAAGTTAGAATTTCTCCTAAATTGAGTGGTG